TTCTTTGCGCGTGTCAGATTTGTATCTGGAAAGGGGGGGAGAAAGCCCTGCAACCGCCTCTGACAAAATTCTTACGCAGGCATATACCGCAGTCATCCGCATTGCACTTCTTTCTGTTACACATTTGCCAGCACTGCTCTGACCATAGAAAAATCGGTAACCACTGCCAGATGTGCTGTTTTTCGGCTTATCCCGTGAGTGAAACAAACCGCTTAAAATACCCATAAAATCACCACTCTTTCGTAAAATGGGCAAAAGAAAAACACCTCTTTTGAGATGCTTTGAAAAATATATTTACTTTTTATGCTCATATATATCTGCATAAAAATTGACTGATGTCATATAAACAACAATCCTCGGTCATCATAAACCGATGCACAGTTATTGTTTCCACAACGAATTGCTCTGTCAAGTGCCATAATTGTAGCAATCGCACCGTCAATTTTCTCCGTGGATTTTTCTTTGTCTGCCTTTATGTTGCCGGCCGGGTCAGTTCTGACAAATATGTTATCCATATTCCAGCGGAGTACAGGGTGACCGCCGTGTGCGATTTTCTGTTCAAGAGTTAGTTTCATAAGCTCCTTTGTGGGTGGTGACATATCCTTAAATCCCTGACCGAAGGGAACAACGGTAAATCCCATACCTTCAAGGTTCTGTACCATCTGAACCGCACCCCAACGGTCAAATGCAATCTCTCGAATGTTAAATCTCTCACCGAGCTTTTCAATGAATTTTTCTATGTAGCCGTAGTGAATAACATTACCCTCCGTGGTCTGCAAATATCCCTGTCGCTCCCACACATCATACGGAACATGGTCACGCTTTACACGCAAATCAAGCGTATCCTCGGGTATCCAAAAATACGGAAGAATAACATACTTATCCTCTTCATCAAGCGGAGGAAATACAAGCACAAATGCGGTAATATCCGTTGTGCTTGAAAGGTCAAGACCTCCGTAGCATATTCGTCCACGAAGATCATCTTCATTGACTGCAAAGGTACACTTATCCCATTTGTCCATCGGCATCCAACGAACTGCCTGCTTTACCCATTGATTGAGGCGTAGCTGTCGAAATGAATTCTCTTCACTCGGATTTTGCTTTGCCGATTCGCATGCTGTCTGCACCTTGTCAATTTCTACCGTAATGCCGAGTGAAGGATTGGCCTTTTTCCACACCTTCGGGTCTGTCCAGTCATCACTCTCATCAGCACCGTAAATTACAGGATAAAAGGTCGTGTCGATTTTTCTGCCCTCTAAAATATCTTTTGCTTTCTGATGAGTTTCATAGCAGATTGAATGTGTGTCCGTACCAGCTGTTGTGATCAGAAAATAGAGAGGTTGCATTCGTGCGTCACCACTGCCTTTTGTCATAACATCAAATAGCTTTCTGTTAGGCTGGGTGTGCAGTTCATCAAACACAACACCGTGAATATTAAAACCGTGCTTTGAATAAGCTTCGGCTGACAATACTTGATAGAATGAATTTGTCGGAATATAGATTATTCGTTTCTGCGACGCAAGAATTTTTACACGCTTGCTAAGTGCGGGACACATACGCACCATATCGGCGGCAACCTCAAATACGATACTCGCCTGTTGACGGTCGGCTGCACAACCGTAAACCTCGGCTCGCTGTTCACCGTCACCGCAGGTCAGTAAAAGGGCGACAGCGGCGGCAAGTTCAGACTTGCCCTGCTTTTTAGGAATTTCAATGTAGGCAGTGTTAAACTGCCGATAGCCGTTTGGCTTGAGTGTGCCGAACAGGTCACGAATAATCTGTTCCTGCCAGTCGATAAGTTCAAATTTCTTACCTGCCCATGTGCCTTTGGTGTGACATAGGCTTTCAATAAAAGCAACAGCAAAATCTGCACTCTCCTCGTCATAGTAACTGCCCTTAGCCCTAAATTTTGTAGGCTTGTACTTCTTCAGCTTTCTCAAAATCTCACCTCCTCACGGCATAAGAAAAGACACCACATATGTGATGCCTTTTGTGCGTTGATATTTAGTTTGAAGAATCTATCTCTTTCAAAATATTTTGGGACACAGCACAAACTTGTGAAAAAATCAAGTTTATGCACTGAAATGCACAAAATTTAAAAAATCGACACTTTCTGCACTAAAAAGTGGTGGTAACTATCTGATTGTCAAAATAAAGAAATAAGCATCAGTTATTTCTAACCAATGCTTAATAATTCTATTTTTTGGTATGCTATTTGACTTTTATTTTATACAAGCCGAAGGGAATCTTACCAGAATAATTTATATTTTTTCAATTCCTTTTTTTCTGAGTATTCTCTTATAATCCAATCTAAAAGTTTTTCATATGCAGGTTTATTTTTTTCGTTAAATAATACATCTAAATTATTTTGTATAAGTGGCTTACCACTTTCATTCATACATAGGAATTTATATCCCCAGCCATCACGATATCCCCAATTATTTGGTAAATCCCATCCGGATATATCTCTTGTTTTTTCAAACAATTCCCATTTTACCAAAGGTAAAAGAGTATCAAAAACATAGTCCAAACGATATCCAAAGACTGCTATTACTTTATTACCGGAGTTTAATATTTCAATCTTCAGTTCTTTCAAACACAAATTTGCTGATACTTTTTGACGATATCTATCAGTGATTGTATGATCATATTTCATAAAGTAAAATTGACTGATATAATCCTTAGAGTTAAATTTCATAAATGCACCACATTTAAATTATTCTATTCAAATCTATGATAATATTATATCAAATCAAAATCAACTAATCAACACCTATGAACTGAGTTATAGATAGTCCTTAGTATCTTCTCCTGCTCTTTCTCATCAACACCAATGCTTTCGAGGGCCTCTCGTGTGCCACAGTCGGGGCAGATGACGGTTAAACTGTCTGCCCTTGAAACTGCACCGTGTCCGGAATAAACCCCGCCACAACGGGGACAGGTGCGTAACTGAACAAGGTTATCGGTCATTTTCGTACAACTCCTTTGACTTGTGATAGGCATTGAGAAGTATCTGCTTGTCAAAATAAAAGGTATCGTAACCGTCAAGGCAGGTGTTGAGGTAGAAAAGGCTTGGTACACCGATTTGCCTTTCCTCGTGCATAATGTAGGCGAAGGCGGTAACCGTTCTGCGATTGCCTGTTCTGATGCCCTTGTATTGCACCTTGATGTCCTTCTTGTAGTAGAAGGTCGGATAGCCTTCATAACGGTCGAGTGCTTTTTCATCGGATTCGCTTACCTCCCAGATTACCACAGGCACAATGCCGTTTTCCTTTTTCTCAATCGTAAGGTACGAACCCGACTTGCTCCCTTTGAAAAGCAACTCCCAGCCTTTCATCTTTGCCGTACCGAGAATTTTCGCATTCGGGCATCTCGTTTTCATCTGCCTTACATTCAGGTTACTTCCGTAGGCTATGTATAACCTTTTCATAAAATCAATCCTTTCCGAAGATATGTTCTTCTACCACCTTAAGACCGCCAAAGCGGTCAGTGGGGCATTTAACCTAATCACTTCAAGCAACTCTGCCGTTCCTAAAAGCCGTGTCGCCCGAAAGTCTGTTTGTGAACACATCTCTCGCTGTCTTGAACTCGTCACCGATAAAACCAAGTCGCAAAAGCCAAGTTCTCATTGCGTATTTTGGATTTTCTGTTTGCTGAGGTTTTGCACTTGCCGACTTAACTTCCTTTGCCATTTGGCTGAGTGCCAAGCAAAGCTGAATGTAGCTTTTTAGCTGTCCTGCGTGAAGTCCGTTCTGTTTGCCGTTTGATGGCTTGTCAAATTGGAAAAGTCTGAATTCAACCGTTCCCTTTGTAAAGGTTGCGTGGAGGTTGAGCATATGGTATCTACTTCCATTGTAATGGTGACTTCTGCCGTAGTTTTCATCGTGGCTCTTGTACCATACATCGGCAAGCTCCGACATTGTTTTCGGCTTTCTTCTGTTGACCTGCTCTAAAAATCTTATGTCAACCGTTCTGCAGTATCTTCTTACTCTGACCTCGTCAAGGTTCAAAGCGTCAATCAAAAGCTGTTCGTGGCTTGCCATAATGTTTGCAAGGTTTCTGAGTATCTTTGCCGTGTGGCCTTTTGCACCGATGTGAATGTGTACTCCGCAACCTCTTGTTGAGTCGCTCTTTGCACCCGCTTTTCTTAATATCCTTACAAGCTCCTGCAAGGTTTCAATGTCTGAATAGTTTAAAATCGGTGTGACCATTTCGCATTTCTCACTGTCAATTCCCGCAATGCTGACATCTTTTTGGAATTTCCACTCCCTGCCTTGCTCGTCATATGCTGACCAAGTGCAGTAGCCGTTTCTGTCGGCTGTGTTTTCAAATCTGCCTGTGCCGAAGAACTCGGCTGCGATTTTTGCGGCTTTGTTCCTTGTGATGTTGTTCATCTCAACCTCAACGCCGATTGTCTGCTTTTTCATTTCCTCGATTTGTCTTAATGTCTTTGTATTCATAGTGTCCTCCGTTTTTGTAATTGTGTATTTCCTTTTGTTGTACACATATTCGCTCTTTTTGAAGGATATATCAATACGATTACTGCACAATCATTTTGCAAGATTATTGTGTATATCTATTCCCTTTCAACCTCTTTCACAAGCTCGGTATACGGGATTTTTCTACCGTTTCTTTCAACAAACACACCTTCTGCATTGTTTGTATTTTCAACATATCTTCTTAAAATTACTGAGGCGTATTTTTCGTCGAGTTCCATCATATAGCAAATTCTGTTCATCTGTTCACATGCCATCATAGTTGAACCGCTTCCTCCAAAAGTGTCGATCACAACACCGTTTTCCTGAGTTGAATTGCCAATAGGATAGCTGAGTAAATCAAGTGGCTTTGATGTTGGGTGATTTGCATTTCTTTTTGGCTTGTCAAAATTCCAGATTGTAGTTTGCTTTCTGTCCGAGTACCACTTATGCTTTCCGTTCTGCACAAAACCATAAAGTACAGGCTCGTGCTGCCACTGATAATCAGAGCGACCAAGAACAAGACTATCCTTCACCCAGATGCAACAACCGGCAAGATGAAAGCCTGCATCAATAAACGCCTTTCTGAAATTAAGTCCCTCTGTATCAGCATGGAACACATATGCTGAACCTCCATTCTCAAGATGTTCAGCCATACACTTAAATGACGCAAGCAGAAAATTGTAGAACTCCTCGTTTTTCATACTGTCATTCTGAATTGTCAGGCCTGATGAGCTCTTAAAAGATACACCATACGGCGGATCAGTCAGTATAAGATTTGCCTTTGTATTGCCCATAAGAGTTGATACATCTTCACTTGATGTTGCATCACCACACATTAGTCTATGCCCACCAACAGTCCAGACGTCACCTTTCTCAACAAACGAGGCCTTTTCAAGTGCTGCGGTTAGGTCAAAGTCATCATCTTTTGCATGGCTTTGGTTATCATCGCCGAATATATCCATTAGCTCAGCTTCGTCAAATCCGGTCAGGTTCAAATCAAAATCAGCACCTTGCAGTGATTCAATTTCTACCTTCAAAAGTTCCTCGTCCCAGTCGGCATCAAGAGCCATTCTGTTGTCGGCAAGTATGTAGGCCTTCTTTTGTGCATCGGTAAGGTAGTCTACAAATACACAAGGCACTTTATCAATGCCCTCTTCTTTTGATGCCATAATTCTGCCGTGACCGGCAATGACATTATAATCTCTGTCAATTATTACGGGGTTGATAAAGCCAAATTCTCTGATTGATGCTCTCAGCTTGTTGATTTGCTCCTTTGAATGTGTCCTTGCGTTATTCACATACGGAATCAGCTTGTCTATGTCAACAAGGTTCATCTCCGATACTCTATTCATATTGCATTTTCCTTTCCTCCATCAAAACACAAAAGCCTTTCTTTGCTCCTGCTATGTCACCGTGAAGTGCCTGTCCTCTCAAGGTTAAAAACTCCTGCCTTTTCAGCCTGTGTTTATATCTTTTAAGTGTTTTTAAAAATTGTGTCAATTCGTTCTGTTCGTTCATCATTTTATCTTCCTTCTGAGCAAAAGCTCCATAGTATCGTTCGGGTTATCCTCAAACGGAACCGTGCAGTTTTGCTTTACAATATCGTAAATCTCATACCAGATAAGGTTTGCACTTTTCTGATACTGCTGACTCATCTGTACGAACGGCGACGAGATTACTCCGCCCGTGGTCGGGTGCTTTCCAAGCAAGCCGTAGGTGCTCGTTGCCTCCTCACACTGAATGTATCTTGCAAATGCCTGAGCATACGCTTCAATCAATCTCGGATTGACAAGCCGTTCGCAACCACGCTCTTTAAGCCACAACCAAGTTTCCTTGTATATCTCATCTGCTCCGAGAGGCACTCCGTTCTTCTGCTTTGCCGAAAGATAGTCTGCCGGTTTTGGCATATCCGCACCTTCAACAACTGCACCCTCAGGTAGGTCAACGGCCTCAAGTTCCGCACTCGTAAGCACGGGTATATCGTTTTCCATTAGCCGAACAGCCTGACCTTTTTGCAATTTTTCTGCCACGGACATTGGCTTGTCACCGGCCCGAACTCGTCTGCCACCTCTGTTTGTACCGTCCTTTGCCATATAAAATCACCTTCTTTCACAATTTTTAATACCCCGTTTGAACTGCCGTTTTTGTGCGTGACACCCTCCGCCGTTGTCCGGGTAGAAAGGTCGTAGAGATTTGACCCGCCCCACGGTCACCGATCTCCGAGCTCGTGATGGATCTTCGTGTGGCACGA